CTCAAGACTCTACCTGCGGCTTTATTCCACTTAACGATCTCTTCTTGGGCGCCTGCCCAATCCTCGGCATCAACACGTTTTTTAAGCGTACTAATGCGATAATTGCCAAGGCCACAGTTATATGCGAAAGAGATGATTGCAGCAAGGCGACGAGGGGATTGTTTTGCCAAAATTGGCGAAAGTTTCAATACCCCTGTAGCAAAGTGTATTAAATGATTATCTAACTCTTCTTGTGCCTTCTGTTCTGTCCAGACTGTGCCGGGGACAATATCGGGGCCGGTACAGCCCCATCCAATCGTCCACGGGTGTCCACCTGTGCCGGGATCTGGATAGGCTGTACAGCGTCCATCAGGCAGGCGTTTGGCATAGCCCTCAAAGGGCTTTACCAATAGTTCGCCTGCAATCTGAATTGCCTCTTTCATTGCTTATTATATTTTTCGATGGAGCGACCAACGAACCAGAATGTCAAACACATGTTCAGCATGGCAAAGTCATCCACATCCCATGACTGACGCAAAATCTCAGCCCAGTGTCCACCTGTCTGCATTGCCAACACAATTGCAGCAATCTTCACTGTGGCATACATGAAGAACAAAGCCCACGTGATGCCGGGACGAACAAGAGCCGACACCGCAGAAACAAACCATCCGGCTTCTTTAGCGGTCTTAGACTGCTCCTTAAAGGCTTCTTTGATGGTTTCAAGCTGAGTGACGGAATAGTCGACATAGCGCTCTTCCATCTTGAATTGACCACGCATTTTCTCCAGATCCGTCTGAAGACTAAACATAGCCAACTCATGCTTGCGCTCGCTGCCCTTGTCAAGAAACTTCAACACTTCAGGAGCAAGTCGGAACAAGCCGCCAAAGATACTACCGAGTAAACCACCACCTAGCAATTCAAACATATCAAGCTCCTAAAGCAATAAAGAACAACAAAGCGCCGATGCCACCGACACCCAATGACACGTAAAACAAAGCCATCATCACTGCCAAAATTGCAGCAGACGACAACACAATGGCAAGCTGTAGCGCCATAGCCGAGTATGAGAACCAAGGCGACTTAGTTTTGGCAGCGTCTCTAGCAGCCTCTGCTGCGCGTGCCTTAGCCTCAATTTCTTCCATGTCGCCACGCAGACGAACTACTTCGTCTTTAGAGCCTGCAACTTCATGGATGGTGGCTCTAACGTTCTTGGTGCCGTACCACGTCCACAGGTTGTTAGCGGCTATGGTGTTATTAAGTACAGCAGATGAGTTTCGTCCGGCAAAGTAATTTGTAATAGCAAGGCATAAAGCAAAGATGCTAATGCTAATCGCAGCAAGTGCTTTGACATACGCTTCCTTTTCAGAGCGAGTAGCGTTTGCAGGGGGTCGTTTGAAACTCATTGTTGTACGCTATTAATAATGTAGTAGCCAACAGCAATCACTGCTGTTAACAAGAATGCAATAGCTGCGCCATATTTAACGTTGAGCATAAATGCCTGCTGTCGAAGGCGATGCTCGCGTTCTTTCTTCTCACGCTCTTTCTTGAGACGAATACGTTCCATAATCATTTCGTTGTAAACGTTTTCGCCATAGTGAGCGATGATCAAAATCTTCAACTCATACTCTTGCTTTATAAGCGCTTGCTTATGCATTGTGATTTGTAGAGCTTCTTGCTCTACGCTATCGTCGTGCAGCAGACGCTTAAAAACGGATTGCTTTTTATTGGCTTTCTCGGTGGCAAGGCGATTGAAGTCGCCAAAGGCTCCATACCATTTGCCAATTTGACCGGCAACGTCCTGTATCTCGCGACCAGTAGCTACAAGTTTTTTGACGGCACCGAAGGCGGCATTAGCCGCCGACACTGCCGCAAGGATGCCGGTAATTGGTTCCATTTATGGCTTATCTGCCATAGGAAATACTAGCCGCACCCGGTGTTGAATAACTGTAATCACCATTGCTATATCCAATGTTGACGGTGATATTCGTGCCTGCCGATGTGCTTGCTGTCCCTGATGTTGCAGACTGACTTCCGTTATATCCAGAACCTGTAGAGTCAGATCCCCATCCGGGAACGCTGATGCTCGACGCTGTGCCGGGCATGGGGCCTTGTGCGGCAGAACCGCCAGTTACTGCTTGATATGAACTGGGCGACACGATAAACCATCCAACGTGTTGGCCGCTATGCCATCCGGGGCCACTATTATTTGTATTTACATAATAATATTCAGGACTGCCCTGTTGGAAATTGCTCCAACCGTATTGAAGATTACCAGACATATAATTCCAGTTTTCATCATAAGTCCACCAATTAAGCCATTCATATTGGCGATGATAAAACCACTCATAGTAAAAACCAAAAGGAGGATTATATATAATGCTAGGCCCCCACCAGTCAAGACTTGCAGAATACGCAGTCGCATATGTTCTTGTATCTGGCTTAGAACTGGCTCCGCCATTACTCCAAAGCTGATACACAATAGAAGTAACACCGCTTGGCACTGTGAAAGTGCTACTTCCGCCACCATTGCCCGGGTTATAAGTCCAATATCCAGCGAGCGCCGTGTCGGTGTTACTCCATTCACCGGGGCCTGCGGCATTTACAGCGCGTACACGAAACGTCTTTTCAGCATTATTTGAAAGACTTACTACCTCACCACTAGAATATATTGTCTGAAATGAATTATCGGTTACGTTCTGAATTTGATACGCAGTAATTGGTGCTCCACCATTATCAACGGGTGCTGTGAAAAATACGTTAGCACCACCTGCTCCATCCGCCCTTGTGCGTCCAGTTGCTGAAAATCCAGTAGGCGCCCCCGGAGGAACGAGTCGTGCGGCGCGACCAAGGCCGCGAACAGACCCGGCACCAAAGGTTGTCATTAGAGGCATGATGACTTACTCCGGTTGCAATGCAGCTTGATTGGCTGTGATAAGAGCGTTAGCACGACCAATCCATTCTCCGAAGATAAGATTGTCGGCAACAGCGGCAACTACACGAGGAAGATTGGCTCGCATAATCTTGGGCCAATGTTCTTCAGGAACTTGTGAAGGACGAGCCTCAAGATGCGCGATCAATGATTGCATGCCCAAACGATCAAGAGCACGTTTCTGATCATCTGTCAGAATATCAGCGGGGGTTTGTGCGTCGGGATAAGGATGTGATGTCGTCATGCTAATTTCCTATTGATTAAGCGAAGCGTGTTTGAGCGCCAAGGGCAGTGAAAGTAGCATTAGCCGTCTTGATAACAGTGATCGAATAAACGTCGATGCTATTAGCGTTGCCAGATGACGGAGTATTTCCACCCGACCAACGAACAGTTACGCTGCTACCGTCAACTTGGAAACCAGTTTGGTAGTATGCGCTACCACCATTGGTAACAAGAACGGCAACCGTAAGCGATTGACCAACTTGCATAATCGAATTCAGCGTTGTGCTGCTGTTACCACGCAAATTCAATGTCCAGTTGTTTGCTGAGTTAGAGGTAAAGAACTGTACCGCTTGACTCATAACATCAAAGCTAGTGGTCGAAGCAGGGGCTGAAGCAGAAATCGTAGCCAGTTCAAACAATGTTTCAACACTAGCATGAGCACCAAGCTGCAAAATACCATTGTTTGCGACAGGCTCTGTACCAATTGCCAGTGTACCAGTCATTGTATCACCGGCTTTATTCACTCGCGCAGCAATCGAATTTGCCACAGTTGATGCAAAGCTAGAATCATTGTTCAATGCCGTTGCCAACTCAGCCAGAGTGTCTAGCGCAGCGGGAGCACCAGTAGAAACCTGCGTCCAATAGTTTTGCAGATTAGTAAGTTGCGTCGACCCTGCGGAATTAACAGCAGAAACCTGTGTCGATCCTGCGGAGTTGACAGCAGCAACCTGCGTTGTTCCTGCGGCATTGACAGCAGCAACTTCTGTAGTGCCAGTGCTTTGAATGTTGGAGACAGTGATGTTTCCAATGGACGACTCTGCTGCTTTAGCAAGCAACAGCAATTCTGTGGGCGCTGAATTCGCAGTAGCTGCATTGAGCTTTGACTGGAGCGCTGATTCGTAAGTGGTAAAATTGATTGGCATTTTTTAATTCCTCGTATTAAAGACCAGCCAAGGCCAAAGCTTCAACATCTGCAAGCGGCATGATAGTACTCGCAGTACTTACCCAACCTGTACCATTAGATGTCAATATATTTCCAACAGGGCCGGGAGTACGCAGACCAGTGCCCCCGTTGGCTACATGAATTACTCCATCATTTGTTTCCAACGCAGTAGCAAGAATACTGCCATTACTAACTGCATCGGCAAGTACTTTAGTTTTAGACATTTGTTGCTCCTATGTGCAAGTTATACCAGAATTTCAGGCCACTGAATATTCCACGGGAAGCCATTCTGATTCGTAATATCGCGTAAGGCTTGACGATACGTTGCCCACGCTGCTTTATCTACAGGGGCATCAGCCACCTGCGTCCAGTCACTGTCGGCAAGACGCTTGTTGCGATCAGCACGCACTGCCTTGGCTTGCTCGGCGTCTTTCTGGGCCTTGTATGCGGCTTCCTGCTCGGCAGCGGTGGCTTCGGCTGTGTCTGTAAAGATCGGCCCAAGAACGTGCTTGGTGTACCACTTACCATCCACCTGCTCCACGCCTTGACGCATGGAGAACTGGTAGACCGTGCCTCCGGTTGCCTGCGGGCCTTCAAACACCACATCAGCGCCCAAAGCCTCTAGCACTTCGTCCGTGGTACGATCCCATACGGGGCCACCATTGTCTTTAGCCCAACGTCGGAGTTCATCCTCCAACATCACTGCGCCAGTAGCGCGAATTCTGATTTCCATGATTGCTCCTTATGCGATGGCGAGGAACAAATATGTTCCACCGTTTGCGTTGATGCCTGCCGGGGCGGTGCTGCTGATCTCAAACCCTGCGCTGTAGGTGTCTACATAGTCGGTGCCCTGAACTTCCGCACCAGAAGTGTTCAAGAGCAGGTATGGATCGTTACCCGACACGATTCCCCGTGCGCTGTCCCAGACGTACCAGTCACCCGTGCTGTCCGTGCGCTTTATCAGAACGAACCTAGCGCCACCAGTGAACCCGCAGTCGATCTGAAGCGTTGTACCTGTGCCGGTGTATGAGCCAACTTTGCTCACGCCGGGGCATGAGGCGAACAGGTAGGCGACATAAGTCGAGGCGTTCGCGTTTACGTTGGTATTTGGGCCAACCGAAAATGTTGTCGCCGTTGGTCGCGCAGACATGGGATTGCCATAACTTGAAGGACTCACACTATCAGTAAGATTCAGCCAACCAAGTCCATAAG